AATTAAAAATTATTTATGCTATAAAAAAAATTGTTCTTAGTGATTCGTAGTATTCTCGTGCTACCTCTACACGTTGTTTAACTCTTTCAATTGCTTCGTTGTCTCGTTTGATTATAAAACGTTTTACTCTTAGTGAGTTTGGCAAATGGTCAAAATTATGCGATGCTTGAACCGCTTCACGCACATCTAAATCTTCATCAATTAGATTGAGTTTCCAATGCATTCTACGCACCTCATCTTCTACGATTTGAAAAGGTGTATTTGTTAAGCAATAAACTAGTTCCGCTTCTTCGTGTCCTGTTAGCATCATGTATGATTGTAATTGCCAGTAATACATTTTGTTTGGCACTTCACTTTCAAAAATTGGGAACGTACCCATATCCCAACTGCACTTAATATCTGCTAGTAAGTTATCTGTTAAAATATCAGGCTCTCCTGTAATGAAATCATTATTAAATCTAACTTCATTTTTAACCACAAAATCCCATGATAAAACTTCTGAAGCCATTTGAATTGCAATATCTTCATTTTCCAATCCTTTATCTAAATATCTACTAGAAATATTTTCGTAATATCCAAACTCATTTTCTTTGAATAATTTTTCAATATACGATTTAGCGGTCTTACTTAATACCTCGCTTTTAGTTCTGCTATCAGTCATCAAATGACCTAATGAACTTGCTCTAAATAATAGTTTATTTTCCATTTTCAATCTCTTTTAATTTCTTATAATATGCAACTGAAGCTGATAAAGCACATTTAAAATATCCTAAGTGAATTTGTTTATCTTCAATTTTTATTTGGGCTCTAAATTTATTATGTTTTAATTTATAAACTCCTGTAAAACCGCTATTATTAATTCTATCTTTTGATGAATTTTTTCTTTGAGAAATTATCTGCAAATTACACAATTCATTGTTTATTTGATTATTATCAATGTGGTCTACTACTAAATCTTGTTTACCATTTCTTACATGACCTAAAAAAGCCATTGCTACTAATTGATGAACTTTTATAGTTTTATAGTATAAATTATTGTACAATCTTACTTCATAATAATCATTTTTAAGTTGTGGATGTAACATTTTTCCATTATGATTTCTTTTTCCACCGTTAAAAGTTATCCATTCTTTAGGCATTGAATAAACTCTACCTAGATTACTAACTTGATACATTCCTTCATAACCTGGAATGTCTTTCCATACTTCTTGCATATTTTTACAGTTAAATTATTGCAGTTAAAAAGAAACGTGGAAGGTGTAACTGCTTCACTTTTCAAACGGCTAATTACCTCCGTTCTATCCACGCATCTAATATACAAAATATTATTTAATTATAATAATTTTAATGCTGATTGTTGAACATCGCTAAGCTCAAACTTATCTAAGTCGCTTACTTTAGCTTTACCTTCTTGAATAGCTTGTAGTGCTTTCTCAAAACGTTCTACTGTGATTGTTGGCTTCGTGTTTTTAACAGTTTTAGCGATTTCGTTTCCATCGTCATCAATTGCTTGAAGACTTAACAAACTTTGTAATGTCGCTCTACGAAAGTAAGTAACGCCAGCAATTTGTTTTTGAGGGTCATTAACTACAGGAAGCAATAAACTACTTTCTACGTACTCGCCACTTTCAATGTCAATTATCCTAGTACACACACACCCGTTTATTATCGGTTGTAAGACTATCAAATCGTATTTTAGTAGGATTGGTTCAGTCGCTTCTAAAAGTGCGTTTAAATCAGCGTATTTTGACTTAAAGAATGGATTGTCTTTACCTTTAGATACTTTTCCGATTTCTTGTTTAGCTTTCCACAACTTAAACCATAACGTTTGTGGCTTAGGAATTAAATCCTCGAATGTTTCTTTTGTTTTCATGTTCTTATTTTTTATTTTGTTTATGCAAATATAAACATTTTTGTTAATTAAATATCAAACGTTGTAAATAATTCTTCTTCAATGTCTTTTATTTTCGTACTCATTCTTTTTAATAATTTTGTTTTTAGTGTTGTATAATCTCTTAATGAATTACAATGTAAGAAATCAACTTCAAATGAACTCAATCTACTTAGTAAGTGTTCTAAATCAGTTTCTAAAGTCTTGTTTAATTGTATTTCAATTGGTTTAACATAGTCTTGAAAATCTTCATAAGAAATATTATTTTCATACAGTTTGATGTTATGAATAACAGTAGCATGATTTAATCTTAAAAACCTTCCAATGTGTTCAAAAGAAAACCCGTACTTTCTTAAAAAGTTACAAACCGCTGAACGATTCCAAACGTATTCACGCTTTCTAGTTCTTTCTTTTAAATCAAAATCTTCAATAATTTGCTGTAATGTATTGGTGTTTACTTTTGCTTTCATAATTCTATTGTGTTTTTGTATGCTTCATCTATCCATTGAAGAAATGCTCTTTGTATATTTAACTGTTGCTCAAAGATTTCTATGTTTCCTGTGTCCATGTATATCTTATCTTGTTTTCGTATAGCGTTTACCACTTCGTTTTGTCTCATCTTTGCTATCTGTCTAAATGGGAATTGTTCTAACTTATCCGCACACGATGGAAGGATAGATAAAATTAACGTCATTTCAAACTGTTCTTTTGTCATATTAATTCAATTTCTTGTTTAACTTTTTGCCAATATTCTAATTCTTTAGTATCTTTTTGATACCATAGCAATTTTATTTTTAAAATCTCATCAACTGCAATAAGTGCGTTATCTTTTGCAATACCTTTTTTTAAAGTCATTTCAATGTCATTATAAGGATTCATTTTAAAACCCATGTACTTATCAAATAATTCAATCGCTTTCTCTTTTGCTGTCATGCTTCAAATTCTTTTAAATATAAATCAATTACTCTTTTCGTCTTTTCTAAGTCTTCTTTGAACTGCCCTTTTTTACGACATCTTACTATTCGTTTTAATATGTCAAACTCCCAAGCGTTTAACTCATGTTGCTGAGCAAATAAATAAAGGCTTCCGTTTGTGTTGTTGTAGTGTTGGTCGGTTGATTGGTATTCTTCTATTAGTTCTACTTGGTCATATTCAAAAAACAGCCATTGTTCTTTACCTCCATAACTACAAAGACACTCATATCCAACCCCATCACAATCTCTTGCCTCTACAATGTCTCCTACTTTTGTATCAAGACAATACATTGTTATTTTTTTAATTCTTACTTTCATCTTAACTATTTTTTAATTTAACTTCTCTTATTGACTGCATTAATTCTACATTGTATGTAGTAAAGAAACGCTTTCTATCTGCATCGTTTACGCTTAAAGCTGGTATGTAAACGTTCTCTTTTGTTTGTGGCTTTACGTCTTTATTTAGCCATGTGTTTAGTGCTTTCATATTATTTAGATTTTATAATTTCTAATGCTTTAATTGTATCTTCAACTAATTTTCTTCCTTGCTTAGTTAAAGATTGTGTTAAATTCCAACCGAATTTGTCGTGTAAGATTTTTAAAACTTCTTCGTAATTTTCCATATTACTTAATTTTAGGTTGACAATCACATCTTACAAAATGGCTTTCGTATCCTTCGCCATCATCGTACCATCCTTGTTCGCATTCATCGCATTCATTCATGTCATCGAAGTTTTTAAACTCACGTAAAAAATTGATGTCTAAAATGATTTCCTGTGAAGGTTGATGAATTGCAATATCAAACTCTTTTCCATTTACTAATACCTTTGCGTAGTCTTCGAATAGTTCTATAATTATCATAACTCTAATTTTATTTGTGTTAATACTTGAAGATAAGCAGACCAAAGTCTTCTGCTCCCACGCTCGCACGTGTCTATTGTATTGTTTCTTTTGTCTTTATACTCTTGACTTGTTAAATGAAAGTACTCACTTGCAGTATCTTCTTTTAACCATTGGATTCTTTCATCCATTTCTAGTGCTAACCCTAGTAAGTTGTTAGCCTTTTCTTGTAGTTCAATTGCTTTGTTTTTCATAATTCTGTGTTTTGTTTTGCCTTATTGACCTTACAAAGATAGACAATAATTTTAATTATCAACAAAAAAGTTAATAAAAGTGCAAATTATTTTTTAATGTGTTGATTTTACTAGGGTTTAGAAACTAAAAAACCCCCACCGAAGCGAGGGCTTAACCTAAACAAAACAAAATTTGAACTATGAATCAGTGCAAACTTACATATTATTCTTCATTTTCCACTGTAAAAAATCTATAAATGTTTTGTTGTTTATTTTGTAGCTTGATTTATTGCATGAATTACAACTCATATAGTGCTGAATAGTTCCCGCTGGTGTTGTGTATGTTTTACGTAATCGTATCTCGTAGCTTTGGCAATTTGGACATCCAAACTTTTCTCCACCTCTCAAAACTGAGTAATTGACTTTTGGCTTTGTGTAAGGTTGTAGCTTCTCGTATACTTTCTCTAGTACGATAACATCCATGTCGCAGTACTCAACCATTCGTTTCAATGCTTCCTCATCTTTGTTGAAGATAATCGCTTTCCACATATCCATTCCCTCGTGCTTTAGCTTTGCACCTACACCAAGATATTTGGCAATGTAATCTAGTTTATTAGAATTGAAATTAAACTGACTTTTAGCGTGTTTAAGCGTGTCAATAGTTTGGTACTGTGGAAACATCTCCAAGCCATGAAATAAGCAACGTGTACGAAGCCATTTTATATCGAATCTATCTCCATTGTGGGCGATTACCTCATCTGCTTTATTTAGTTCTTTAATAAATGCTTTAAGTAGTTTCTTGTCGCATTGGTTTTTATCCCATGTTAAGTTATGCACTTTATCGTTTCCTTCCCACTTCCAAGATACGCAAATTATAGCACGTTCTTTTATTATATCGTCAGGTTGTATAGTAAGATTGTAGCCACTACGCCAAAAGATACCAACGTTAAAAGAGGTTTCGATGTCGAAAAACATTCGTTTTTTCATACTTGAATTTTAGGTAAATATTTGTCTAGTTTATTAATTAAAAAACTGGACATTTTGCAATAAAAAAACCTTCGTTAAGAAGGTCTAAAAGTCTTGATGTAATCTTTGGCTCTATTTAACCATCCGTTTCTAAACTTTGCGTTCTTACTTCCAGCTTGTGAAATGGCTTTAAAAAATTCAATTCTTAATCTCATCAACTCATCAAATAACTGAATGTCGTTTAGTGCGTTTGCACCTGCTACGGTTTTCATTCCGATTTTGCCATCTACTGCTACATTTCCACCGCAGTTATTAATCGCTTGTTGTAGCGTTATACTTGCTCTGTGTGCGCCCGAACCCCACGCCATACCTGTTACTATTACTGCAATAGAGAAACACTCGTATTCGTCTCCTTTTACGCTATCCCAATACAAAGTTTTGAATACTTTAAACCAATCTTCGTTTGACATCTCAAAGAATCTGACATCGTTATTCTTTCCGAATACTGACTCCCAAACTCGGTAAGTGATACCCATGTTTGTATGATATCCGCTGATACCTTTGTATGCTTTAGGACATGGATATTTACTAGCTGAATCCGAAGTATCGCGAGATAGTCCACCCTCCCACTTCTTTGTAAATTTGATATACGTTTCTAAGTTCATAAAGTTTATTTAGAAAATTTAAACGCTAATATAGTTAATGTTATAAGACCAATTACAATCAAAAGCAAATTTAACGTTTTATTGTTCTTTGTTTCAATCTTTTTTTGTTGTTTAATGTACTTTGTTTGGTACTTAGTACGCCACTTTACTTGAGCCTTTTCTACTTTCGTCTTGTAACGATATTCAATTCTCGTTTCATAGCGTGTTTTTGGGGATTTCATCTCAGGACAAACTGCTTGAATCGTTCTAACAATTACCGAATCTTTGCCGTTTATTCTAATAGTATCGTTTACCGTTATTAAAGTAGTATCGTTCTTTATTTTACCACCCTTTTTTATAAATTTAGCCATGTGATACTGCGGAGAGCAACTAGCAAGCAATCCTAACCACATACCTAAAGCAAGTACTAATACAAGCAGAAACGTTAACTCTTTATCTTCCTTCCTCATTGTGTAATTTTTTACTGAGTGAATCACTTATTTTACTACCGATTGACACGCTAATTAAACCTAGCCATACATCGAACCTAAGACCGTTAAAACAAAAATCTAAGATAGCCATAACTAAAGCAATGAACCACGATGAGAGCATCGTTAAAGACGTTCTAGACCATTTGCCGTTACGCTTTAAAGTATCGTTTACTATCTGTTTAATTATATTCATTTGCATATAAGATTAGTCTTTTTGACGTTTTTATACGTGATTACATATAATTCTCTATTTTGCCTACGGGATTACTTGGTATAATAGCAATCAACTTAGGTATCATGTAAACGTTTTCCGTAGTTTTTGCACTTGAGTGCTTTGTCATGTAACAATCGAAGAGTTTATTTTCTACGATTGATAAACGATTATTTGTAATAAATAGCCACGCAACTAATACGCCCGTAATACCGTAATCTTTAATGCCTTTTAGAGTGGTTTCTAGGTTCATATCAACTCGTTAATTATAGATTTGTATTCAATTCTTGGTAATTCTTTCACCCACTCAATATCGCATTGCTTCACCTCTTCAAGTGAAATTATATAGTTCCCATCCGCATCTAAAATAGGATTGAAAAAATTATCTTTTACGAACTCAACGCCTTGCAATTGTTCCGCTTGTTCGTGTGTTAATTGTGCTATTGTCATACTTGGCGACCTAAAGTGGTTTGAAATGCTTGTACTGCGGTGTAGAAATTAGACGCTTCTGTTGCGTTTAATCCATCAGAAATGTGAAAAAATGCAAACTCAAAATCATTATACGTTATTACGCCACCAGTTCCTGTGTTTATAGCACCTATATAAAAATTTGAAGATGGTAAAGATTGAGAAGTTGCAGCGTAAACAGAACTAAAAGCACCATTTCTATAAAGAGTTGCTAAGATTGAACTTGTGCGTGTTCCGATTGCCATCCCTAAAATAGCATTTGTAGTTAAACTTGTAAGCCCACTTGAAGCATTCGCCCAATAGTCAATCCTTCTATTTGCTCCGTCAGCGTTACCAATAATAAACCAATTCGGATTTCCAACACCATTATAAGTATTAATTAAAGCGGATGCGTTTCTGTTATAATAACCGATTGAATTATTATTTTGTGATAGAATTGATAATGGAGACAGTTTAGTATCAGCAAAAGCGTTTGTACCGTTTGGTTTTGAACCTACAGACGAATGAGTCCAACCACCATTGAACACCAATCTAAACGCAACATCTAAATCTCTTGGGTCTTTAAGATTGAATTTATGAGACGTTGCAGTACCACCAACAAAAGGATAAATTGCTTTCATCTTAGTCCAAAGTCCATTAGCTTTTAAAGAAACTACAAGCGTGTTAATAGCAGTTTGTTGTGTTGGATTTGTAATTCCCGCAGCCGTAATAAACGCTTGTGCGTCTGGGTCAACAGATGAAAACTGCCAAACTAAAGTACTGCCTATCCTTACTTCATTGACTTGAGTACTGCCAATCTTACAGTTTGTTATATCTAAACTCCCTATTTTCATTATACAATAAAATAAAGTGTATTTGCGTTTGGTGTACCAAGTGCTGCGTATTGTGCAGCGGTTAAAGTTTGTATAGCATTCGTCGTATATGTCGCTCCAATATGTGTAGGAATTACCGTAATATCTCCACTACCTAAAATTGTAGTACCGTTAA